AAGGAACGATGGGCATAGTTAGCGTTGATAGCGCCAACCGTAGCGACACTGCAGAAGTTATTGTTGTTGTTGTAATTAGGGGAACGCAAGGCCCAGCGAACCGCCGTGGACACGGCGGAATGATTATAAGCAACCTTACTGTTACCAGCCTTGTAATAATCATACTGAAGCTGATAATTCTGTTCAGCGCTATTTGCATAGGTTCTGGAACCGAACACTTCAAATTCAGCAAGATCAAAAATGTAATCCGTGGTTGCGGTAACATAGGAAGCAGTATTGGAACCACCACCGGTGTTATCCGTGTACTTGGTAACGGGTTGCAGAACTGCCAACAGATCGGAAGGAAGCGCCGCCATCAGGCTATTGGAAACCAAGCTGGAAGGTGTACCACTGTTACCATACAAGGTTTTACGCTTGGTGCATCCACTCCAACCACCACTATTGGTGTTGCTATCATTCATGTGGAAATAACCAGCGCCACTTACATTGCTGTTATAGCTGGAATCGCACAGGCCCACCGCCGTTCCGCTGATTTTACCAATCTGGAAGTGGATCAGATTGTTTCCTTCCTTGGCGCTATTATGGTTGAAACCCAAAATGAACACATCAATGGCCAAATTGGAAATGGTAGTATTGCCAATCTTACCATTGATCGTGATGGATTTGGTATCGCCAACATCCCAATAGTTATCACCCTGACCAGCGGCGGAAACCTCACGAATGGTGGCCCAACTGTTATCTGTCAGAGTGGAAGTGGGCAAGGTCACAGTTACGGCACAAGTTTTGCTTGTCGGGGCCGTGTAGTTGGTGCCAGCGGCAACAGATACCGTGATGGTTGCACTACCCTTGGCCTTTGCAGTTACGGTGATCACATTACCGGAAACACTGACCGTTGCAACGCTGGTATTACTGGAAACAGCAGAAACAGCACCATCACCGGAACGGGTGGCCGTAATGGTGCCGGTAAGGGTGCCAGCGCTCAAAGCCATGCTGGTTTTATTCAGGCTCAAAGAACCCGCCGCCTTGCCAATCGTCCAAGCAACAGTTTTGGCACCGGTAGCGCCATCACTCCACTTGTAGTTTGCACCGGGGGTGAAGGTTGCGTTGTAGCTTCCCGCATTGGTGCCGCTGGTAGTGCCGCCCAAAGTCATTTTGGCGGAATCGTAATTACTCCAAGAAGGGCTTTGCGCCGATCCGTTGTAAGTAAGGGTTCCGCTTTGAACGGGAATCGCCATGGAAGCCTTGCCAATCGTCCAGCTTACTTCCTTGGCTTCTGTGGTGCCATCACTCCATTGATAATTGTCTTTAGGGGTGAAGGTTGCCACATAGGTTCCCGCATTGGTTCCAGAAGTAACACCGCCAATGGTCATGGTGTCGGGGTTATAGCTGTTCCAAGAAGGGCTTTGGGCTTGGCCGGTGTAGGTCAGGGAACCAGCTTGGGTGGGCAGAACATCAATGGTGAAAGCAATACTGGACACGGCTTCCAAGGCCGCATCAGCGGCCTTCTGTGCGTTCTGCGCCGCCGTTACACAGGTTCCAATCTGATCCAGAAGATACGGGTGGGCTTCCTCATTCTCATTGTGGCTTTTCACCGTACTTGCGGCGGTGCCTTTGGCTTCATAGTCCATAGCGGGAAGCTGTTCAGCGGGAACCTTGCCTTCCACCAAATCCGCCTTGTTTTCTTGCCCATCCTTCAGGGTTTGGATTTCATCGGCGTTGGCTTTCATCCCCGCATCAATCTTATCCATGTTACTGTTTTGAACTTCAACATCATAGAATTCAGAAGGAAGGGGTTTCACCAACCCATAGTTTTCAGTTTTGTTTGCCATCAGTTAATTACCTCATTTCTCAAATGATCGTGGGTATAGGCGGCAAGCTGTTCATGGGTGAACAAGCCAACTTCAGCATGGGTGTTGTAAAGCTGGGAAAGGTTCACGATCATATTTTGGGGAACCACACGATCCAACAGGGCTTCCACATCACTGAAGTTTTTCTTTGCCGCCACACCAACCTTCACAACAAGGTTATAGGTTCCTTCCGGTACTTCAGCGGAATAGTTACCGGCCCCGCAAAGGGTTTCAAGGATGTTCCGCAACTGCGGGATCGTGTACGGAAGTTCTTCATTGATACGGGTCAGAATACGGAACCGGCGATCTTCAAGGGTGTCCGTTCCTTTGGGGATGATCCCCAAGATCCGTTCCCAACGGGAAAGGCCCATATTTCCAGCCGTGGAAATGAACTGATTATCCAAAAGATCTTCAGCAGATTTCCACGCCTGTTCAAATTCAGGCTGTTGGCTTTCCATGATCCCCTGAAATTCCGCATAATCACGGATGATGAAAGGAAGGTAATTGATCAACCGTCTATCCATGTGTTATTCCTCCCTTCATCAACTGATCGTGATTTCCATAGGCGTGATATTACCCAAAACCGGAATGTAATCCAGTTCCAAGGTGAAGTTGGCGGCTTCCTCATTGATCTTGGTGTTGGCAACATCCAAAATACCGGGAATACTCAACAGGCGGCTTTCAATTTGGCTGATACGAACCACAAGGGCTTCATCTTGATCAGCCCAACTTTCCGCCAGTTCCTTGAAATAGCCTTCAATGGCTTCAGTTACATAACCGGCCACATCATCCCAAGTCCAATCCCGCTGGTAGTACAGGGCAAAGGACAGATCAACCATTTCTTCACCAACGCCTTCCACCCTGACTACATGGCCGATGGGGGCAATACCCACGCCTTCACCGGCGTTCTGAAGGGGGTCAACAGCGGTTTGCACCTGATCCACCAGCACTTCAGAAGGCACCATAAAGGTACTATCAATGATTACCAGCTTCACAGTTCCGCCCACCGTCAACTGTTGGTTCTTACCGGCAACATACACGGCATCCAGCCAAGTTTTCACCGCATCAGGAACATCAGAAAGGCCGTTGATCCAATCCAGCGTTTCAGTTGGGGGGATGAAATCAGCGGGTTTCAATTCGCTGTTCCAAGCCCGGTAAACTTTTACACCACCCACACCGGGAATGGCGTTCACCTTTTCGATGTAGTCAATCCGGTTGCCGCCAAAGGCTTGGGCGTTCAGGCTATCAAAATAGCGCTGTCTGAAGGTTTCGGTATCTTCTTCATCCTCACCGGGAACCAAGATGGATGTAACGGTACAGGTTTCCAGCCCTTCCACATACTCAATGGGGATCACCGTTCCGGTGTAGTCATTACCGGCTTCACCCACGGTTTCACAGGTGATTTCATAGGTGCCATTACCACGATCCGCCGAAACATAATAGTTCAGTTCCCCAATGGAAAAGCGGGTGTTCAAAGGCAAGAACAGGCTTGTGGGGGTAATGACCAACTGCAAAATTGCGGGGCTTGCCGGTTGCGGGGAAAGGCCCCTTTCCGCCGCCCTCAAAATCAGGTAAGGGCGGTTTGCGGTATCGGCAAAGGTTTCATTCAGCACCGTATCAAGGGCAATATACAGATTTTGCAGTTCCACGGCGGCGGGGGCATCCCCATACCAAACCAGCGAACCTTCACGGGTGTCAAGGTTGCTGTTGATGGAAAGGGCCTTCTGAAGCATCCGGGCCAAAATTTCTTGATAGGTTTGCGCCTCATACATCAGATTTCTACCTCCATTTCTGTGTTGATTTCGCCAAAAATGCTGACCACCGTGAAGGTAGTCAGCACTTTCTTTTTGTTCACTTCAAATTCAAAGTTCTGAACAGCGGTGATCCTATCATCCTGAAGCAAGGCTTCCCGGATCACCCGTTCAATTTCAGGAATACAGTATTCCACATCTTTTCCGATCAGGTGATGAAGTTCCACGCCATAGTTCCAAGAATGGATCAACCACTGATAGCGTTCAGTGTTCAGGATCAGGAAAACCGCCTGTTCCACCGCTTGGATTTGGTCAATGGTTCCGATGATCGTCAAGGAATTGTGGTTCATCCTGAAAGTTCTGCTTGGCAAAACCTCAAAGGTGAAATCCTGTTTCAAATCGTCCTGAACCTGTGGAATCATACCCATTCCCCCTTCAATGCCGGGTTGGGTTTAATCCGATCCAGCACAACAAATTTTTTGCCCTTTTGAATCCGGGCCAGAAGAACCCAATCACCCACCACAAGGGCATTGTGAACCTTGAATTTCTTTCGGCCCACAATGGGGTGATCATGGTCTATATCTTCAGCCACACCGCCCCCGGTGTAGGTGTCTGTTACCGGGTGGCCGTGGGTGATGATCTCTGTTTTGTGGCTCACCGTCATATCAACTTCAAAATCAGTGACATTTCGGGTAAGCACCAACATTTTTTCTGTGTAAATGGCCTTCTGATCCACTTGGATCTTCAGGGGTGAAGCGGAAATAACCTGACCAAACAACAGGTTCACCGGTTTCCCGGCTTCCACCGCTTCAACAGCGGCCCTTTTCACAGCTTCAACAGCGTTAGGCAATGAATTCACCCCCAATCAAGTTCAGTTCCATCATGTGTTTGCTTCCGCTGAAGGTGTGGGTGACTTTCTCAACCACCATAAACTGATTGGCGATAATGTCACCCAAGTTCAGGGAAACCATTACCGCTGTTCCCGCCCTTACCCGAACATCACCAAAGGCGTTCTTGATCGTCAGCTTACGGGTTTTTT